GATCGCCTTTCATGGACCACGAACTTTCCCCTCCGTGGGTAGAAACCCCCCCCATTAGGCCCGGGGGGGCAACTACTAGCTCGACGCGCAGGTAAAGGGCAAAGCCTACGCTCGCTAATGGGGTAATGTCCTAAATGGGGGCACCGGTCCGCGTAGCAGGTACGCCTAGCGGTAGGACTCCGATGAAGAAACCTAATTGGTAATCTTCCGCCGCCTGTCTGTACAGACGGTAGCCATTAAATGCAGTTGTTGATACGACATCTATCTGAGCCCCTGACGCAAATGCGTCCACTGGCTCTGGATTCTCAGGAACTGACGGACGGATGACCGCCGATGGGACTGACATATATTGGGGGGTTTCATATTGAATCCCTCCCTGACATGCTTCTTTAGCAAATACGGTTGGTGCTATCTCCCAGTCTGGAGATGCAAAGGTCTTTAACACCGTACTCAAACTATACGTTAAACTCCCAGGTGGGGGCTTACTGGAGCTATTAAGCAACCAGACCCTCCACTGACCAGTATTATCACCATTCCACGGGGAGGCAAAGTGGAATCGCACTCCTCCCCTCCTAAATACATATAATCCGCTAAAAGCGGATACATAGTCCACAGAATACCCCAACTGCGGTGGGAATTCCAGGACATTATTAACAACACCAATATTTACAAGAAAAGGTCTATATATAAGGGCATTCGACACTGTATCAGTCACACAATCAAAATTGTAAATCGCCGCTCTCTTCATCAATTGCAGCACGGAGTTGATACGTTCACCAATACAATACCGCGCGGGGGCCATCCCTGACGGCATAATACTGATAGATGCGGCTTGCCCGACATCTCGTGATGTTGTTGCGCTGTTGTTATTTGCAGCGCTAGTTTCCATCTGCGGCTCCATAGGCCCCGCAGGTGGTACATAACCAGGGTAATACAACATAGGAACCCTGGGTGGGGGGCACGGAACTTCAAATTCCATATCATCCCCCCCATAAGTTTCCACCAATATTTGAATGAAATTCGCAACGGTGGGTGGTGCCCTCAACTCATTAAGGACAAACAAAGCGACATAACCACATGAGACTCCCGTCTGTTGATATGGCTTGTTACATGTATACGGTACTCTCACCGTAAATTCCGTACTCGTTCTCACGTCAATAATCTCACGATAAACATGGTCTAAATCGTACGTGGAGAACGAAGCTGGCAGGGTATTAAGTCCCGGGAAGAAAGCAAAGAGCAATCGGCCGCTATGGAACTCAGTCTTTACAAATTTAAAACAAAAATTAATAGACCCTCTCCAAAAAGAGAAGTAATTCGCTAAATACCCCATGGGGGCATACGTCCTACCAATTCCGGCGATACTCTGCCACATTTGATCAGGTCCCAATTTCTGGGACCAAATTAAAGTATCTGGTATCTGTATTAAAGTCCATTCCACAGTTCCAACATAAGCTGCCACCTTAACCAAATGCTGAATACTCATTTCGTCCACATCTGTATTCCCAAATCCGGGCAATACATCAACGCCATTATCCGCAAACAATCCTAACTTATGACTCTCATCAGCCGCATTACAGTTATTGCTATATGCGAATTGATCCTGGACAAATCTGTGTGTCGTGGACGCGTCCACTGGATTTGAATACCCAAAAGCATACGCCACTCCTGAAGCAGCCGCCGCCACCCAGGAAAGGGGTTTGGCTATAGCTGATAAAAACGGTGCGTTGGATATCGTTCCCAACATTCTCGAAGCGCCACGAAAGAACGACGACAAACTGGATGTTTCACTTATTAATTGTTCAAACTCCACAACGTTCTTCGACTTTACACTTGAACCAGCCATTTGTGGGTAATAAGTGCTGTAAGGTAAAGTGGGTATCATCAACTCTATATCGAAGAAAGAAACCCACACAGTGACTGAAACCGCTGTAGTACCACTAGGGGACATCAACGGGGAATAATTAGTAATATAAAAAGATCCACTTTTCCCAGTTCCATCCAACAAATTATAGAAAATCGCTGGTGAGGTATACGGCATTTCCAAAACAGCATCAGTCTGAGTTGAGATATCTAAATCAACACGAGGTTGCTGTGTCTTCGTAGTCAAATTCATATTCGCCGTAGTAACTCTAAGCCCCAGCAAATCTGTCTGGGGTAAATAATGTATTAACAAACGACCCTGTTGGAAGCGCTGTGAGTTCACTTGAACTCTTAATTTAACACCGGCCCTAAAACCCATGTATCCATCCAACTTGGCGGCATACATTGGATTAGTCAACAAGCTAGCGGGTGCATCTACGGTATAAAGGATATCATTAGTATTAGAAGTAATTGACCAATCAAACGTGGTCAAAATAATAGGGCGTTGCAAAAACGCCTTCACCTCCTGCTGACGGGCTTCCATTCCAGAATAAAATAGTTGCCTCTCAACAGTGGCATAGTTAGGGATCGACGCCGACGACGACGTCTCATCTTGTTCAAAGCCAGTTGTTTCTTCAACTAGGTGCCTGGCTACAACACCTTCGTCGTTATCTCTGTTTTGTTTAGCAAGTGGTTTTATTCAACCGTATTTACACTCATAGATACGGGTATAGTCGGGCGCACTGGGTATAGGTGGGACTGCCACCGGGCGACCCTGTACAGTAATTCTAAATAGAAACACCCATCTCCGGTTCACGCTGCCACCATTACACTTGGAACCGACCTTTAAATGTGCAACGGCCGATCGTAGAACCTACCATACGTCCACCAATGAGGCGGCCTTCAGTAATAAAGACCGCCTAGACACCAGTTTCGGTATATAATGAAGATATTGAGCACTAGCTTCAACTATCTTGTCGACCCAGTCATCAAAAATTTCTGGGTCATGAATACTCAACTCCAACAAAGCTAGGTCAACATTGGATTTTTGAGTAATCTCGGCGCCAGGCCCAGCCTGGTACCAAAAAGGTATCTCCAACACAACATTCAATTCTAAAGGGGCTACGAACCTATTTAACACTGGTTCCCACCTAAAACCTCGTTTAAGAAATGAACACTCCTCCAACGTCTTCCACTCCGGCATAACTGAAATCTTGTCAGCCGTTGTATAAACTAGACCGTATTGTTTCAACTGGTCAGCTAATGTTCTTTGATTAAACCACGAACAAACGCGATCCGAAATGTTCAACACATTATCATCACCGTGGACCGCAACAAACACCTCATCATCAAACTCCTGGATCCCATGCCTCCCACACGGGTGCAGGTCAGCAAAAGCCATCCTCATCGCTATCATAATATACAAACTATTTACAATAAATGTTAAAGGATTTCCACTAGGCAAACTATTCCACCATAGGTATATAATATCATAAAATATATGTGCTGATTGGAGGATTTCGTAAAACAAAATCTCTCTCACCAAACGATTACTCTTTCCATCAGCATACAACTTCGAAATTAAATCACAAATTGCGACTAAAACTTGACACATCTCAGAACCATCCAAGCACTTAATATCACCATCAAAAGCTTTCTTCCCTCTACTCTGTAGATCCCGGGCTAATAAATCCC